ATAAAAATTGGCGTGTACACAACATTGCAAGAAGCAGTTGATGCAGTAACAGCAAAAAGAAAGGAGATATTTTCCCATGCCGAAAACTTTTAATGACCCTTATTGGCCTTGGCCCCCGCCATCAGGTCCAACGCCTTGGACACGCAAGCAAATTAAACAGTACGCCAAACAACAACGTGAACAAGCTGGTGAGGCTCCGTTATGACACCCTTAATTAAAGAAATGGTCAAGATGGTTTCAGTTGCTAATCTTGACCCTACACAAATGCAATGGTTTGATGTGACGGGCGCAGTCAAAAAATACACTGGCATAAACCCAAAGCAGTATTTGCTTAATCCCGCTCCATATAAAAACATGATGCTTTGTGTCAGAACTGAGCAAGCTGATTTTATGCTGTCTGTGCTTTCTGAAGACCAAGCAACAATTGTTACTGGCTGGGCAATGTATCCCAAAGGTTATAAAACACTTGGTTCGTTTTTATTTTCAGAACATGAGGGTGAAGTAAAAGCTGGACCTGTTGGCGAACCAATAGACCCCAAACATCAACATTCAATGGTGTCTATTGTTGCTATGTTTTACGCATCATTGGACATGAAAGTCCAAGCGTATATGGCAACGCCACACAAGGCTAATGCAAGTCGCGCCAAACGTGGATTAAAGCCACTGTACGACTGGAATACGGTTGTAATTGAACCATCTAAGCCAAAGAACGAGCCACAAGGTGGCACACACGCAACTCCGAGAAGACATCAAGTGCGTGGTCATTGGAGAACATATAAATCTGGTAAGCGTGGTTGGGTCAAGGAATGTTGGAAGGGTGACGCAAGCAAAGGCGCAGTTTTTAAAGATTACAAAATAAAGGAACAAGATGAGATACGCTGCCCGAGTTGACGCAAACCAAGCTGCCATTATTAAAGCATTGCGTGATGCTGGCGCTTATGTTTGGATTATTGGCTTGCCAGTTGACCTTTTGGTGGGCTACAACAATCACACATACTTGGTTGAAATTAAAGATGGCCCTAAAAAGCGTTTAACGAAGCTACAGCAAGACTTTTTTGATAATTGGACTGGTGGTACGTTGTGCCGCATTGATGGCCCTGAAGCGGCTTTACGCATGATTGGGGTATCTAAATGATTCATTATCACGGTATGCCGATTACGCCATCTACTGCCGCAGTATCTGCTGTTCAAGCGGGACATGGTTTTGTTTCGTTTCAGCATCCAGACCAACTTGGGGTTGCAGCCGAAGTATGTCAATCTTTTGCTGTTGACAATGGCGCATTTAGCGCATGGAAAAGTGGCAATCCAAGAACTGATTGGTCTGACTTTTACGAATGGGCTTTTGCTTGTAAAAAAATGCCTAACTGTGATTTTGCTGTGATACCTGATGTTATTGATGGAACTGAAGAAGATAACAACAAACTTGTTCGTGCTTGGCCTTTAGGCAACTTCTTTGGCGCACCTGTTTGGCACATGCATGAGTCAATGAGTCGGTTGTCATGGCTTGCAAGAGATTTTCACCGTGTTTGCATTGGTTCATCTGGTGAGTTTGCCGATATTGGTAATTCAAAATGGTGGGGACGCATGGCAGAAGCAATGAATGTTGTTTGCCCTGATGGATCGCCAATTTGCAAACTTCATGGCTTGCGTATGCTTGACCCTGAAATATTTACAAAACTGCCTTTTGCATCTGCTGACAGCACAAACATTGGTCGAAACATAGGAATTGACAACAATTGGAAAAACGGCAATTACCCACCGCCAACAAAAGAATCAAGAGCAATGGTTATGAGGCAAAGAATTGAAGCACATAACTCAGCGCAAAAATGGATCAAACAACCAATACAGGAAACATTAATATGAAAATATCAATTGCAATTTACGCATTAGCAATGACAGCCGCCAACTTGTCGATTTCACATTTTGGCCCTTGGGTTTCACCTATCAACTCTTTTTTATTTATCGGACTTGATTTGGCTTTGCGAGACTTGTTGCATCAACGGCTTAAAGCGTGGCAAATGGGTTGCTTAATTGTTGGAACTGGTTTACTGACATACATTTTGAACCCTGCCGCTGGAATGATTGCAATTGCTTCCGCTGTGTCATTTACTGCCGCATCTGTTGTTGATTGGGTTGTGTTTGCCAAAATCACTGGCACATGGATTAAACGAGCCAACGGAAGCAACATTGCTGGCGCTGCTGTTGATAGTGTTGTTTTCCCAACATTGGCTTTTGGCGTTTTGATGCCTCAAATAGTTGCCATGCAATTTGCTGCCAAAGTTGCTGGTGGTGCTTTTTGGGCTTATGTAATATCAAAGGTCAAACATGAAGCCTGACCCAAAAAGCCGTGAACAAGAGAAACTTTACCACTCAATAATTGGGCAGATCGCCAAGCAAGCAATGCTTCATGGCAGTCGGTGGACGCAAGAATCATGGAAGCGATTCCTGATTGACCAATGGGCGCATGAAAGCGGTGAAATGTCCAGCATTAGCAAGATCATGCCAAGCATTGATGGCGAACGAGTCGTCCAGCTTGGTCATCAAAGCAGACGCTTTACCAAAGAGCAAGCCATCAGTTTTACGGAATGGTTGCTGTATTGGGCAAGCACAAATGGAGTGACGATTGATGATGTTCCCAAAGCATAACTACGTCAGAAGCAAGAAGTTGTTAGAAAACGCAAGGCTAATTGCTTGCCAGCATTGTGACTCTAATGACGGTACTGTAGTTGCCGCACACACTAATTGGGGTGGCGGTAAAGGCCGAGGAATCAAAGCCGATGACAACCTAATTGCTAGTTTGTGTTTTGCTTGCCACAACCAGCTTGACCAAGGTTCAAGCATGACCAAAGAACAGCGTATGACTATGTGGTTTAACGCACATTGCAAAACTATTGACGAATTGCAACTTCTTGATCTATGGCCTGACAATGTGCCACTACCCAAGGGTTTTTCCTAATGTGCAAACATAAAAAAAAGTAGATACTTCTTTCATTGCAACACATCAGGAATGCTAGATGAAAAAGATTTTTCAAGTTGTTTACCAAGCCAATGAAGGCGAAAAAGAACGTAAATCTGTTCTTGTGACAATCAAACAAGCAGTTGACCTTCAGTTGTATTGTGAACGCAACAATTACCACATGGTAAAAATTGTCAAATGCGAGTCCTAAGAATTAAAAGTGAAGAATGCAACCAATGGCTTTTGCAAAAGCACTATGCCAAACGGTTGCCTTCAATATCTTTTGCTTACGGGCTTTACGAGGAAAATGTTTTGACTGGAATTGTTACTTATGGAATGCCAGCTTCTCCATTTCTTTGCATAGGTGTTTGTGGAAAACAAAACAAAGAATATGTAATTGAGTTAAATAGGTTGTGCGTTGACTCAACAACAAAAAATGCAACAAGTTTTCTTGTTTCAAACAGTCTTCAAATGTTGCCAAAGCCTTCTATTGTTGTAAGTTACGCAGACACGGCGCAAAACCATGTTGGATACATTTATCAAGCGTGTAATTTCTTTTTTACTGGAACAACAAAAGAAAGAACTGACATGGCTGGGAATGATGGCGCACATTCACGACACAACAAAGGTGACATAAATAACAGGATAAACAGAAGCGCAAAACACAGGTATGTTTTTTTTGTTGGTAGCAAAACGCAAAAACAAAAATTAAAAAAAGAGTTGTTGTATCAAATTCTTGAATATCCAAAAGGTAAAACAGAAAGATATGATGCAAGCGCAAAGGTTGAAATTCAACAGTTGCTTTTTTAATAAACAAAATAGGAACATGACATGAAAATAATTGAATCGTATACGACAGAAGATTTGGGTAAAACAATGCCAACTGGACCATTAAAAATGGTCACGGCGCGAGAGCATGATTGGCGCTTTCATGCGTTTGATACCACCGATGTGTGGACTGATGACGGTTGGCTAATTACTGCCGTTAAAAGTGATGGCCTCACGCACTTTATGCGTAAGGGCCGGTGGGTGCGAGTGGCAATGCTGCCACCAGACACAATGCTTCATTACAAGCCCGATGCCAAAACATCTTTTATGTTGGGAGAGCAAGAATGAATTACACAGCAATTGCCTCGGCTATGAGGGCCGAGATCGAAAGCCCTCAACGGCTTTACATGCCCAACAGCCCGGGCGCATACGTTCGGGATAGGTTGTTCAAAGAATGCTTGTGGGAAGAAGCGGCTTATTTTTGGGGTTGCTATTGCTCTCGCACATTTAACAGCCATGAGTTAAACAGTCTTTACCTTGAACTTGAGGCGCTTGCGGCGCACGAAACAATGCCCGATTGGGGCACAAGGGGTACATGATGAGCCAAGCACAAAAAGTATTTGAGGCCATCATGCGTACTAAGGGTCACACTGACTTCAAGACAGCCAAAGGGCGATATACAAACACCAATTTACATGTCAGGTGGAGTTATTTTCAACTCGGTTGGGAAATGGCGAAGGTGAACACATGAGCAAAGAAGCCCTTAACCCACCAGCACAGCAAGAGCCTGTGGCCTACCTGTGCGAGAACGCAGTTGGTCACAAATATTTCAGGTGGAAGAAGCCCTCAAGCACATACAAGCCGATTGCCCTCTACACATCCCCACCAGCACAGCGCCCTTGGGTTGGGCTGACGGATGAGGAGATTGAAGAAGTTTGGAAGCAAGTGGAGGCAAGCGATTTTCGTGACGTTGTACAGCCGTTTGCCCGAGCCATTGAAGCCAAACTTAAGGAAAAAAACTTGTGATTGTCCTGAAAGACCAAAAAATCGCAAGGAACCCTGTTGCAAGGGCAGTGGCGGCGCAGCAATTGAAGAAGCGCATGGTTGACCACAGAATCCAACTTTTGATGTTGGACGAGGGTGTGGACGCAAAAGAACACATCATGCCAATATCCGACTCAATCTTTATCATGGCGTATGCCTTGCAGTTGGATGGCAAAGAAGACTCAACCGAACACAGAAAGCTACGGTCTGCCATGCTGGTGCTGGTCGATTGCTCTGAGCGCAGATTCATCTGGCACAAAGCAGACGCAATCACTATTGACAATGCCATTGACATTTGCGTCAGCAACTGGACTAAAGTTCCGTCCGACACGCTGCAAGAAGCAATGAACCACATTTTGGGTACAATTCGATAAAGGAAAGCCGCCATGAAATTCACC